TTTTTTTTTTTTTTTTTTTAATAAATATATAAATAAATATATATATATATATAGTATAATTATTCATAGAGCAAATTGGGGGATTTTTTGGGTGGGAATTTGAAGCGTAGCGAAAAAAAAGGGAGTGAAGCGACCGAGGCTACGCCAGGGTCACTCCACTCCGTCCCAGTTGGAGGTTATTTAGATTTAAGGATGTCGAAGCTTATATCTTCTAATTCTAAGATGTCATATTCTGAATCTTGGATAGCAAGGTCCTCTAATCTTTGGAAGATATCCTCAGGAAGCTTTGTTCCTCGTTTAACAGCCAATCTGCTAGCTTGTGCATATAATTCTAAAGTTCTTATTCTAACGTCCATTTCACCTAGATTAGCTCCACATGAGTCACATACTGGTCTTCTCTTAACTGTAGGTTGATGGCATATTGGGCATAACTCGTAGTCTACATCTAATAGCTCATACTTTTCGTAGAATTTTAACATATGGTAGTTGAGGTATGCTTTGGCTTCGAAGTGTTCTTCTACTGAGTAGACACCTACATTCTCTGTTTTGTTTGAGTTTTTCTTGGTATCGAAGTCTTTTCCTGTATGTTTTGGTGGAACAATTCTTGTTATTTTGCCTAAGGCTACTTGAGGTACTCCTTGTGCATACCCATGTTCTGTCTTTACATTTACTTCTAAGTAGTGGATGTTGTCGTCTCCTAAACCATATCCGTTTCTTTTCAGATTGAGTTCTGCCCTTTCTACTTCAGATAGTTTGAGTTGCTCGAATAGATACTCAGTGTTTGTGTTCTTGTAGTCTATCTCGAATGTAGGTTTGTTGTCTTTGTATCCTCTCTTCATCTTAACATTGTCTCTTACTATCTTTGATGCTGGTAATAGTTGTAGTAGTTGTTTCTGTGTCTCTTGATGAGCTGTCAGTTCTTTGTATACTTTCTTGTTAGGTTGGAACACTATAGCACTCTCGAAATTAGTTGATTGTACCATCCTATAGAAGTATTCTGCGTGTGACCATATTTCTTTTCTAGCCTTTGTTACCCCAGCTACTACATAGTCGTTGTATGCTTTGATGTCGTCCATTGTAAATGTGTCTTTCTTTAACCAAGTTTTGAAGTGTTGAGGTGGAGTTCTGTTCTCGAACTTGTAGCTTAGTACTGGTTTAACTTTTAGAGGTTTGAATTCTACTTCGTCTATAACTATTGTTGCACCACAAGCGAAGAACCAACCTAGTTGATTGGTTAGTGTTTCAGGGATGTAGTAGTAGTTTACTCCAGAGTCTACAAATATTTCTACTCTTTCAGGAATAACTTCTACAGCTCTCATTTTGTTTAACAGATTAGCCATCATTACTTCTTTTTGTTCTTTCTTCTTGAACACATAGTTTGTTAGGTCTATTGTCCTAGTTCCTTCTAGTGGAGTTTTAAGTATAGTAGCGAACCATGCTTTTGCTTGAGTATTGATGCTTATGCCTACACCTTTCTTCTCAGGTTCTGAATCTGTCATGTCTATTACTTTGACTGGTGGCTCAACTTCTTCAATTATAACCTTTTTAGCTTTGATTGGTTCAGGATAATCCCTTGTGTATCTTACTACATCAGGTAATTTGAATTCTCCTGTGGCTACAGTTAATTCTTCTTGTGCTAATAATTTTAAGTTCTTGAAGTCTATTGAAGCGTCTCTGTGTGTTACAATGTACTTGTTGAATACTACATCCATGATTGTCTTAGTTGCTATTCCTGCTGGTTTTACAAAGTGAATCATGTTCTCAATGTCTGTGTCCAATAGTGGATAGTTGTGTTTTTTGTTGTTTTTGTCTAGCATAGCTAATGCTTCTGCTATCTGTGTTAATTTTACTTTCATCTTTAGTCTCCTTTCATTTTATTTTATAGTGTGCTCGGTTTATAGCGTCATGAGCTGGACGAAGTTTAATTAGAACTCGTTGCTATACCATGCTTCGAAAGGGTCATGATAGTCTGATGGATAATAGTCTTGTAGGTCTATAAGGTCGTATAGTATGTTGTGAATATCTTCAGTGTGGAAAGTTTCTTCTACTACTAAGATGATGTTTGATTCTCTATCCATTTTCATTTGTTTTCTCCTTTCTATTTTATAGTTATCCATGCACTAAATTGTATTGCATTTCTTATCTGGTTGAGTTCATATACTGTTAGTATTTCACCTGGGTCTACTACTCTTTCTCTTGTCACTGGGTTGAATAGTGGTTCTAATGTCATGACACTGATATCATACACATCGTATACCCTAACTACTTTCAGGATACTTGTGATGCTATCTAGGCTCAGTTCTCTGTATTTTTGGATAATTATTTCTCCTGTGATTGGGTTAATCATGTCTTCAACTAATTGTACTTTAATATTGTTATCCATTTGTTTTCTCCTTTTTATTTTATAGTTTGTGCTGTTGTTTGTGCAGTTTCAGCTCTGCCTATCGAGGGATACATTGTTGCTTGATTAGATTTATTTTCCTCCTTTTAATATTATTGGTCGATAGTTACTACAGTGTTCAACTCCATAACATTGTTTGTTTCGTAGTGTGCAGTGCGTGTTGTCTCTGTGTGTGCAGTCATCGATTTGTACTCCTTCTTCTAACTCTTTAAGTCTCCTTTCTAGTTCTTCCTGCATTGCGTTGATTCTTTCGATTGCTTGTTTGATTCTTTCTCCTAAGTCTTTCATCGTGTATCTCCTTTGTATTATTAATAAGATAACGGACACTAAATAAAATATCCGTTTCACTTCAAGGATAGTACGATAGAGGATAGGGGGTGGGGTTTAAAATTCCCCTTATAACCCCTGTATGATATATAAATTGACCCCTTCTTCTTTTTTTTTCTACTCTAATAAAATCATAAAAAATTTCCAATCTAAAAAATATGGGGTCCCCCTTTAAAACGCCTTTACAAATTTACAAAGGTATGTTAAAATTTTCCTAAAAGGAGGTCTAATATGAACGAAATTAAAATCAAACTCAACGACAAGAATCAACTGACCCTAACCACGAAAAAACCAATCCATTTTGAGGACATGCTTCAAATAACCCAAACAGCAATTTTGGGCCACGCTAACACAATTCTAAAGAATGTCCCAGAAGAAGCCCTCGAATCAGTGAAAGGTTCCCTCTATGATAAGATGAACCTTGCGTTCTCCAGGACTTTGGAGTTCTTCGCCCCAGAATTTGAGTTACGTCCAGACCTAACAGCTCAAGCTATCCTAGAGAAAGAAAATGAATTGATTGAGAAGGCCTATGCAGAACGAAAGAGTAACTCGTGATTTTACAATCTGCCCTCGTTGTGGACAACCTACTGAAGTTTCAATCTCGATTAATGGGGGAGAGTCGGAGTTCTGGAGGAACTGTATAAAATGCAACACCTATATAAACACTTATGTTCCTCAGGCCCACCAACAAGCGGTCCACGTTGACCCCCATAAATTTATTTTAAACGCTGGGGGATATGGGTCAGGAAAAACTTACACCTCCAGGCAAGAATTTTATAAACACCTTTTCATAACCCCAAACGGGTTGACGATTGTTGGAGCTAACGTAACTTCTCAGTATGAGCAGACTCTAAAGAGAGATATCGAGAGCGACCTTCCAAAAGATTTCGTTGAATATATATCTCTTCAGAAGTCATTCATTGATTTTAAAAATGGCCACCGACTTATGTTCAGACCTTTCGACGACCCTGATAAACTACGTTCTTTGAATATTACTATGTTTATAATTTTGGAGGCATCGGAGGTTAAAGGAGAGACATTCGTTCAGCTCAAATCTCGTATTAGAAACTTGGCTGCCACTCTCCCAAAACGGAATAAATCTGGAGAAATTCTTTATCGAGAAACTAAAGAAGGGGTTTTAATCCCAGAAATTCAAGCAGATTGGAGAAAAGGAATTATTGAAACGAACCCTGACGCAGGATGGCCACGTTCAGAGGTCCTTATGAAATCCTCCGATATCCAGAAACACGGGAGAATTGCAGATAACTACGCAGTTTTAGAAGATGAAGCAGACCCAGCTATTTCTTCTCACATAACTGCGTCTGAATGTAATCAGTTTCTACCTGAAGGTTTTATTGAGGACCTAAAGAAGAACAGGCCTTTATGGTGGGTTAACAGGTATATTTATGGTTCATTCTCATATGCTGAAGGTTTGGTTTATCCTTCTGCAATGACGGCTGTTTGTCCAACGTTTGAAATTCCTAGACATTGGAAACGGATTATAGCTTTTGACTACGGGCTATCTGATGATGCTGTTTATCTATTTGGGGCTGTAGATGAGCGTCAGAACCTCTTATACATTTATAAAGAGGTTCGAAATAACAACCGTTCGGTTGAGGAATTGGCCCAAATCTTCTTTCAGGAGACGAAGGATATCCCAGTTGGAGGCTACATCTGTTCCCCAATTATCGACCCTAAGTCTGGACCTAAAAGAGACTATGATAAGAAGTCACTCTCAGACCATTTCCTTGAATATGGGATTGCTTTTAAACCTGGACACGTTTCAATGGACGCTCGAATTTACAGGCTCAACACTTATTTTGAAACCAAGCGTATTAGAATCATGGACCGTTGTACTGGACTCATTAAAGAGTTGCGTGAACACAAATTTAAACCAAAGACTTTAGATGACACAGGACGCTCTGATAAACCTATGGATGGAAACGACCATGCTATCTCAGCCCTAGAATGGATAGTAATGGAGCTGCCTGCAAACCCGAACAATCTTATATATGGAATCTACGACAAACGTGGACAAGACATTACAAAGCCTACACGTAACATTCAAAAAGAATATAGTATGTGGGTTTTACAAGATGAAAATGAAGAATCTTATTCAGACTATGAATTCGGAGGTTGGTGATATGCCTAAATGCCCTAATTTCGACATCGATGATATTATCTGCCACGATTGCTTAATACAAAATTTAGAGGAGGCAACAACTAAATATGGATATATTAATATTAATTGTAACTACAACCATAGCTTTGTCTATGCTCCTTGGGAGGCCACTCAAGATTATTATAACTCACAAGACGGAAGTCCCACCGATTACGGTTTTAGAGGAAAAAGACCCTGACAAAATTGCTAAAGAAATGAAAGAAAATGCTTTAAACATAATGGAAAAATTTAATAAGGAATGGGGTGGTTTAACAGATGACGGAGAAGAATAAAAAAGACGAATGTCCAATCAAAGTAGAACAGCTTGACGAGTATTTCAATATTTGCAAGACTCAATACGGGCCTATTCATAAAAAGATGCGTCTGTTAGATGCCACTGATGCAGGAGAACTATGGAAAGCTATAGGAGCGAAGTTTCCTTCTTATCAGATACTGCCAGATACTAACTTTGTAGCTTATGTTAAGAACAACATTCTAGCTTCGCTGTATACTGTTGTGAAATCTGCCAGCCTAGTGCCTACTTCAGAACAAGATAAAGACCTTGTTTACAACCTTAACTTAGCACTTGACTATGTGTGGGGAACAGAAGATATAGGCTACAGACAATTCCAAGCTGGAGAACGTGCAGCTCTTTTAAACTTAGGCGTAACTCAAGTAGGATGGGATAACACAGTGACTGGGGGAAGTAAAGAAGACTTCCATCAAGGTAATGTAACTGTAAGGAATATAGACCCTATTAAATTTATGAGGGACCCTTTTGCAATATCACTAGAAACATCTGGCTACTGTATGACTTATGACGATTTTCATAAATCTGTTTTCAGAAAGAACCCTAAGTATAAGGAAAAGTTTGAGTTGTTTGAAGCTAAAGAAAGAGAAGCTGATACTTTAGACACGCCTAAATACAGACACCAGCAAACTCCAACTAAAGATTATTACACTCTAGTTGTATTTTGGGTTAAACATGGGGATGATATGTATGAGATTCATACAGTTAATTGTCGTGAAATACTATATTTTAAGAAGATAAAGCCTGCAATCTTTCCTTTCGCATTGCTGTATTGTAATGAACCAGCAGGCAAGCTAGTTGGCTCATCTCCTGTCGCTCAGATATTTGCGAACAATGTTGCTTATAATCTAATGGATTCAATAGCTCTGACCGCAGAACTTAAAAACCAAAGACCTCCAAAATTTATATCGTCTGAATCAGGTTTAAACATTGACGCATTTTCTAAGCACGGAGATGAGGCCGACAGAACTTTTGTAGTTCGTGGAGATGCAACTAGAGCAGTGCACTACCATCAGTTCCCTTATGTTTCCCCCTCTTTACCAGCTCTTAAAGAATCACTTCAGTTAGGGATGGAAACTGTCTCTGGTGTTGATGGAAGATACACTGGGAGAGATACAGGTTCAATCATAACTACAGGTGGAACTGAAGAAATGTTAAATAGAGTTACTATGATTGATACACCCAAGATAACTCTATATGAGGCATATACAAAACAACTCACTAAGCTTGTCCTTTTAAACTTGCTTGAGTTCGCTCCTGAGAGGACTTATTATGTACAGGAACCTAACTCACCTAAACATAAGACAATTAAAGTTCCATTCCAGGATATAGATAAGAAGATAGTATTTAATTATGATATTAATATATCTTCAGAACTTCCAAAGAACAAACAACGTATAGCTCAAATGGCTAATATGTTGATGGAAAAACAAATGCAGTATCAAGAGTCAGGTTCTTCTGTACAGTTGATAACTGAAGAAGAATGGCTGATGATGCAAGACCTTCCTATGAAAGAGTACATGCTAGAGCGAATGGGTATTCAAAGACAAAGAGATTCTATCGAGGAAGTTTCTCAAGTTCTATTTGGCTATGCTGACCTTATTCAAAAAGGAATGTCACCTGATGATGCTATAATGGCCACAGCTTCAGGCTTAGACCAGAAGCGTCAAGGAGCAATGATGGAACAAGGACCAATCCCAGCGGTTGGAATGGAAAATCCTATGGGAACTCCTCCTGATATGAATGGGATAATTTAACAAAAGTATTGACAATTTTTGTTGGCTGTGGTAAGGTTTAATCGTAAGATTAGGTTTCCACAGCCTTTTAAAATGTGCGTATAACTTACTAACCTAACACGTCTCGCCAGCGTGTAGAAAGGGGACAAACACGGTAGATGGAATTAAATGATTTATTTAAAGAATTAGGAATGGACCCTCCAGCAACGGACCCTGTTCCAGCAGCAGACCCAGAGCCTGCACCAGAAACACCTCCAGTAGAATCTGAACCTAATTCAGGAGAAACAAAAGGAGACCCTGCTCCAACGGACCCAGAGCCTACTGAACCAGAAACAAAACCTGAGCCTGCTCCCACTCCAGCAAACAAAGCTTTTGCAGAGATGAGAGTGAAGACACAAAAGTATGAGAAGATTTTAAAATCTTTAGGCAACCTATTAGGTGCTCAGGACGTTAACGACCCAGATGCAATTCTTAACTTAGTGCAAGAAAAAGTACTACAAGCTCAAGCTAAACAGCAAAACATCCCAGTTGAGCTATTACAGAAATTGGACCTCTTAGAAGCAGAATCCCAAGCAAGACAAAAAGACGCTTTGACGCAACAAGCATTAATTGGTTTTCAAAATGTTAAAAATCAGTTTGGTTTAGACGATAAAGGTCTAGATGCCTTTGCTGATGAACTAGCACAGAAAGGAATTAATCCTTTTGCACAGCAAATTGATTTGGTAAAAGTTTATAGGGACTTCCACTTCGAAGATATTATTGCTAAGGAAGTGCAAAAAGCTGTTGAAGCCGAAAGACAAAGGGCTTTAAAAGCAGCTACAGAATCAACCACTCCAGGTTCTACTACAGGCGTAGGTGAAGGAGCAACTCCTTCACAGATAAAAACAGCCGCAGAACTTGAGAATTGGTTTAAAGAAAATATAAAATAAAATAACAAATAAGGAGTGTGGAAACTTATGCCATTAAACGCAAGAGCAGACATTAACTCTCATATAGAACTTGCCCAAAAAGCAGGTGCAGGAGTAGTTAATCCAGAAGTATTTTATTCAAAACAATTATTAGACACAATCAGATATGACGCAGAAGAGTATGTGTATTACAGAATGGCTGATGAATCTCCGATTCAGGAAAAAGCAGATAAGCTAATGGTTAGAAGATGGGCACCTTTACAGGCTCATACCATTCCATTAGAGGAAGGTATTCCTCCGAAATCTGATAAAGGCTCCGTAGAGAAGTACGAAGTTGGAGCTTATCAGTATGGTAGATATATGGAATTCACTGACAAAGTTGACTTTGCAGTTGTTGACCCTGTTATTGCTCACTACACTAAAGAATACTCTTTAGTAGTAATGGAGACTTTAGACTTGTTAGCGAAAGAAACTTTACTTGCAGTAGCACAACCATTTTACGCTGGTGGAGCTGCTAATTTTGAAGGTTTGACAGTTGACGGTGCAGTACCTTCTATGACTGACCTTAGACTTATAACTCTTGCAATGAAGAAAGCTTTGGTTAAGCCTCGTACAAACGGTAAGTACCATGTTATAGCATCTCCTGAATTCTATTTCGATATGATTTCAGACCCTGTTGTTGAAAAATACATGACTATCAATAACACTACTAAGACAATGTATGATAACTCTAAGTTAGTTCCTATGTTTGATATGGAATTTTACGAAACATTATTAGTTCCTACAGACTCTAAGTTCATCAAAAATAATACAGAGTGTATGAGACTTTATAGAATTGTAAATGATGCTTATGAGTACTTAACTGTAACAAAGGGAGACGCTAACGACGGAGTTACTAACACAATAAAAGTTACTGAAGTAGACGGTTATGTAAAAGATTCAAGAACTGGACAAGATGCTTCCTATGTTCCTGGACAGCAAGTTTGGGACTTAGATGGTTTCAATACTGCTAAAGCAACAACAGCAAATCCATATATGGAACTTAAAGTACAGCACGTTTTAGTAATCGGTAAAGATGCTCTTTTAAGAACAGGCTTATCTGGTGAAGGACAAGCTAAAATGTACGTTAAGCAGAAAGGCTCTGCTGGAGTACTTGACCCTATCGACCAAAGACAATCAATCGGATTTAAAATCAACTCAGTTGGTTTCGGCTGTGTAAGACCTGAAGCTGTTACTGACTACATCTGTATACCATCTCAAGTTAATTTAATATAACTTGGAGGAGATTAGATGGCTACAAAAATAAATAAAACGGAGCCTGTAAATGGGCAGGCTCCTGTTGACAAAGACATATTTCAACAAGCATCACAAGATTTAATTAATGCACAAAAACGCAAGAAAGAACTACATGCATATTATATGAATGAGGAAAAGGTACCAGTATATTTATCCCCTCAGTATCGTAACGAATTCGGCAATGTAATGCCTGTGACAATAAACGGCATAGCAATATTTTTCAAAGTAGACGGTTCAACTCAATACGTCCCCAAAACTTTTGCTGACGAAATAACAAGACGTAGACTGTGTGTGGATAATAAATTAAATCGTCAACACAAAATGTCTAATGTTCATGAAAATTACGAAACATCAGCAGGTGAAATAAAATTATTCTAAACGGGGGAGCACCCCGTTTTTATTTTAAGGAGGCAAATATGCGATTTTTAGAAAATAAAATTCCTAATTCAACAGCTCCAAAGATAGTACCTGTAAGAGAGTATGATATGCCAGACCAAGAAACAGAAA